GGGAAAATTCCCTGTCTCTTCATCTGGCAAAACATCCACATCAATAGGTTCTTCTTCATCCATAATTTCAAAAGCTATAGCCAGTTCTTTTCTAACCTCATCAGCAACTTCTGGGAACTTAGCAATAACATCACGAAGAACTCTAGATAGGATTCCATTAACAGACTCCGCCTTCTGCATACGAGCAATATAGTCTCCGTCAGAATTCTGAGTACCCAACAGCTTATGAAGCTGAGCTTTATTCTTAGCTAGCTCACCAGCTAATTTGATGGCCTGAATCCTAGCAGACACCATGCCGTGATCAGTTGCAATAGAGATAGTCTCCCAAGCCTCTTTTGATAACTCATCAAACTCAGTAAGAGCCTTGATAGTGTTGTACTGAACCCTCTCAAGAAAATAAGGATCAGCCTCAGCCTGCTGATTAATAATCTTCTTGTACTCTTCAATGTTGTACTTAACTTCAGTAATATTAATACCCAAAAGGCTTGCGATCTCATTATTCTTATAACCCTTGATGTGAAGAAGACCAGTCTCTTCTACATCACGAACCTTGTCTATAATGGACTTGCTGGGTGTTTTTTCGATATCGCTCATCAGTAAACCAAATCAATAATTGCGTTGTAGTAATCAACAGCTACGTCAGACCACTTGTAATTATTTCTAATCAACCAAGCGCCCTGCATTGTGAAATCCTTGACTTCACTATGGTTCTTTGCTACATATAACATTTTATCACACAAATCATCAAAATTTGGTATAGCCCACTCACCATTGCCAGCATAAATGCCAGACATATTGTCAGTACCCCAAGAATAATCAAGAGGAATAGAAAGATTCGCAAACTCTGTACAAGCAGTAGCATCAGTGCAAATAGTAGGAATGCCTTTAGCAATAGACTGGAACGGCATCATACCCCAACCTTCACCGCTGGTCGGATAAATAACACAATGAGCCTGATGATAAAAATCAGACAACTCCTGCTCAGACAGTTCGTAATCAACCACCTCTATCTGAGGATGCTGGCCAACAAACCCATAATTATGACCATCATAAATCAACCTCGCATCAGGAGGCCCAGAACTCTTAAGAATCAAACGGTAGTCCATATTGCCGTCAAACAGCTTTAAAAACGCATCTACGGCCATCTGACTGTTCTTCCTAGTAGAAGGACCACCAATAGACATAAAAGTGAAAGGGGAGTCTGGATCGTCTATTTGCAACCCGAACGTCTTTGTGTCTACACCGAGATTAAAATCTAAAACAGGAACATCAACACCTGAGTCAATAAACACATCCCTAGCCCACTTGGAAGTAGTCCACACCTCATCCATCTGGTTTAACTCAGAAACAAAATGCATAGGAAGCCTAGTCGTTTCCCAATAACAGAAACCAACATTAAGACCTTCATAACCAAAAGGTTTAAGAAAATGAGCAGGTAACTGATTGTTGATAAGCACATCAACAAAATCAATATCAAACTTGATAAAATAACCCATACCCTCAGGCAACTTCGGAGGATTCAAGTCATCTAAATAATCCTCATGGGTATGAACCATCAAATTTGTTTTACTTAGCTCACGAATTAAATTTCGTGAAGCATAAGTGTAACCATTAGTGGTAGAAGAGTTTATATTATAGTTATCTATCCAAGCAACTTCAAACATCAATCCTCCGGGTTGAATCGTAATTCTCTACCAATAGACACAGCCTGCTCGTTAAGATGCTCAACAGCATAACCATGCTCCTTCACAAACTGAACACGATAGTTAAACCAACCATCGGCAGCCTTCCAAAACTTTGGATCGGTCTTCTCAGCGAGAGCCTCAAGCTCATCGTCTGGAAGTAGAAAACTCAAAACACCCAGAGGCATATATACAACGACATCATAAGCCTCATTCTTGCCCTCAGCATACTCCTTCAAAGCATCCTGATATTGCTTAACGACCTTCTCAACAGCCCCACCAGTATAATAATCAATACCACCAGCAGCATTCCTAATGCGAGGACAGTAATTATCTACAGTAGTGATAGTCCCAAAAGTCCTGCACACCATAGGTCTGTAACCATAAATAGTACAGCCATTCTTAAAGAATGCACACTTCTTATCACTCTCTCCCCCCATCTTCCAGCTATCATCATACATCCGCTCCACCAATGCATCAGTAACATCTTTCATCCAAGAATCGGCAGCATCCTGCCCCTTATCCTCAAGAACCAAATAATATTCCTGCCTCAAACGAAAAGCAATATTCGCACACTCAGCCATCGGTATAGTAAGACCAATACTACAGCACTCACCAGAACCAAGACACTTATACTTAGTCTCATTCTGCTTAGCCTCAATCACACGAACCTGATTATAAATCATATCCAGCTTCGCAAACGTGTAAATATCTTTTGTTGAAACTGTCCGCTTCATCTTCCCATACCCTTCTTTCTTTTCTGAGTCATTTTACGTTGCTCCCTCCTACGCCTCTCAACCTCTTGTTGCATTGGGGACTTAGGTCTCCTATTCGACGTAGCAGCAAGGTTTCTTCCCTTACCACGATATTTTAACAAGTCATACTTCTTAACCCAGTTATAGACACCCTGAGGTGTCATCTCGATATTGTATGACTTCTTCAAAATCTCGCAAATCTTAGTTAAGTTCAACCGCTTCTTAACATAATGTTCGTACAGCCATGCCTTATCTTTGTACGGTTCCATAGCCATGATCAACATAATACCACATGGCAATACCGATTGCGTCGTTTATGTCCTCATCTTCAGTTGAACCACCACAAAACCTATCGACAATCTTTTTCACACGATCTTTTCGTTCCTGTGTGAATCTCTTCTGTAAACCCTTTGGACCGTGCTCTTTCTCAATCCTCTTCTTATCCTCTTTTGTAACATTTCTGTATCCAATCTTATTCTTCCAGACAAGAGGGCTGCAATCAACAACGCTGTCACAATACTCATCTAACACACCCCAACTGTAGCCAATAATGTAAGAAATAATCCTGCTAGACTGAAAATTCTGAATGTAGACAGATTGTTCAATACAAGCCCTTCTGTAACCATAGTCTTCCCAAACATCTTGCAAACCCTTTCTGATAACTTTCAGCTTACTCGAAATCTCTTTCTTGTCCTTAAAATCAATCTTGCCAGTAGCCACAATATCAAACTTACCCATATCAAGATCAATAACACACCAAGCAAGAGAATGCGAAGAGGGATCAATAGAAATAAGCCTATTAGACTTCATAGAACTAACAAGCTTACTTATACTCATCTCTCAACTTCTTTTCATCCCACCCCCATGAGACAAGTCTTTTTATATAACGCTCCCTTTTACAACGCTCACAAATGTCTTCCTTATTATAACGAGACAAGATAGTGCTGCAACCGTCAGTATCGCACACCCTAGAGGAGTTTTTACGCTCTTTAGCCTCGTAGTACTTTTCAAGCAACCTTTTGTTTGTGACGACTCTCCTGCAATCAGGGGAGCAAAACACCGCATTGTACGTTTTGGGGATGAAAGTGTTAGAGCACTCTTCATTACTACATTCTATCCTATCAGAATGGCTCGTACTCCTGTTCAATTGAATTCTCCGACCAGCACAAAGACGCTAAATCACACTTAGCGCAGTGCTTTGAAGTCCGCTTGTATGGACGATCAGGCATTACACCATCCTCAACAGACTTGTATATCTTTCTATACTTCTTAAACAGTTTATCAAGAAAAACATCGTCACGTTCGATATAAATAGGTAAAATTTGCTGATTATTTTTGTTTTCATAAATCACAAATCCACTATCTAAACCAAGACAATGCATATACAAATTAGCTTGACGAATATGATCGTCAGAAGGCTTGTGGTACATCTGCCTATAATAGAAACCTTCAGCAGAAATCGACTTAAGCTCAATCAATTTGTGACCATCTAAATCAATAATTCCGTCAGCAGTACCCTGAATAGGCGGATCATCATTAGAAACAGGCAACTCTTCCTCAACTAGAATACCCAGACCTCTAAAATAACCATACAAACGGTCATGAACAGCATGACCGTTATCAAAAATACGATAAGTCTGAGGGGCGAACGAAGGTGTGTACTCTACCCCATCGAACATGTACCACCAATACCTAGCACACTGGTTAGTCGAACTAGGTCTAAAGTAGTCAACCTTCTTGTAGATAGGCTCATTTCTTTCCTCTAAGTGTTCATCAACCTTCTTACACAACAAATCTTCTAAATCGCTACCAGTCAACTCACCGCCTTCTACAACAGCAGTCTTCTCTTCAACCTTGTTACGCAAAGCGTCTAATGATTTCATCCATGTACTCCATTTCTAGCCGAAAGTTTTAATACGTTAATATTCTCACCCAAAGCCTCATACATTGTTTTCCAAATGTCGTTAGTAAATTTATCATCACTATCCATTAAGGTAGACTTACGCTTAAAGATTTGTGACTTAATAATCATAGTTGTCCTGTATGCAGCTAACTGATTAGCATACTTGATAGCCTGACCACCAACATAATGATCAGGGCGCTCAATAATATCCTGCACAATCTTCATACATTCGACAAACTCTTCGGACTGATCGCCCATCATCTCAGCAATCCTGTCTATATCAATATAAAAGTTACTCAAAAGTTTTCCTATCTAATAGCACAGACATAATGTCTGTTTTTCTCATCCTTGTAGGATGAATCAAATGCCAAGTCAGAATAGCCCAACCCAGCAAAACCGGAACGGAAGTTGTTTTTCTATACGCACCATTCTTAAAAGCAGCAGACATAGTTTGCTTCTTGAAATGCAAAGCCCAATAGTCATAAGCAGAAACAATCAAAGCAGTTGCCACCCAACCAAGAATACCGTGCTTCTCAAACTTCCTCATTACGACTACGACGCTCAAAGATTATGTCTTCAGCCCTCCCAAGAAAGAAGTAAACAAGTTCTTCCTCAGCGATATCGTCATAATCTTCCATACCACTAATCACACCAACAAGGTAGTAAAAAGCAGTTGAATACAGTTCTTCATTCGTAATCGGAGTCACGGATCAGTTCCTTAAATACTTCCCAATCAATTATAGCAACCTTGGTATCGCAATCATCACCTAACACAACAGAAATGCAAGGATATCTGTACTGGCTTCGCCAAGCATCCTTACGATGCTTTATCCACGCAGTCCTGCTAAGAGTGAAGCTGCTACCATTATGCTTATAGTCAAGCAGGAAACGATGAAAAGTCGCATCTCCCTTTCTAAAACCTCTACCAGAGTTCTTAACCGGCTTTGCTTTATCTCTTTTTGCTTCTTGCCCTTCATCTCTTTTCACCTAACCAACTCCTTATAGATTTCGTCAACCTGATCCTCAGTCAACTCAATATTAGAAGTACCATTCCACTTCTGCTCACCGTAAGAATACCAAGCACCCCTACGCTGAATGATGTCATTCTCAACAGCCATCTCAATCAACTCCCTCTCAGCGTCAATTCGACCCTCCTGAGGAAGAACGTAGTAGTAACCTTGAGTACCAATAGTAGGTAACTGTTTCGTCTTCTCAATAGTCCAAGTAGCACGCTGACTCATAATCTTATTAGTACGATCCTCACGCTCCATCTCCTTTTGAGACATAGACAAGAAAAGCTTAATAATGTTATGCATATTGTGATGCACTGTGTTACCCATCTTAGCCTTCATCACAGCATACATACCACTCAAATCCACCGTTTGATGGGCAACAAACAACATGATATTTCTCTCCTTGTGAAGATGGTTGACAAGCTTCTGCAAAAAGTAACCTTGC